GGAACAAACGGAACTGCAGGAAGTGGAGGAAGCTCAGGCAGTAGTGGAACAAGCGGTAGCAGTGGGACTAGTGGAACATCAGGTTCTTCAGGCACTTCTGGTACAAGCGGAACTGATGGTACTGCAGGAAGTGGAGGTAGCTCAGGTAGCAGTGGAACGAGTGGTACATCAGGTACTTCAGGTACATCTGGTTCAAGCGGAACAAGCGGTACTAATGGTACGGCAGGTAGTGGTGGAAGCAGTGGGACTAGTGGAACTTCAGGTACATCTGGTACAAGTGGTGTTAGTGGTGATTTATATCGTACAACATCCGTAAGTTCATTTACTTTAGGTAATGCAGGAACAATAACAGTAGCAACTGCATTAGCATATTCTCCAGCTCAATCAATAATAGTAGTTTTTGATACTTCAAACTTTCAAGAGTGTGAGGTAATAACTTATAATAGTGGAACAGGTGCATTACAATTCGCAGCACCAACTAGAACTGTTGGTAGTGGTACATATTCAGCATGGACTGTAAACTTAGATGGAGCTAGTGGAGGAGATGGTTCATCAGGTACATCAGGTACTTCTGGTACTAATGGTACAACAGGTACTGCTGGAAGTAGTGGTACATCAGGAACTTCCGGTACGAGTGGGACTAGTGGAGTGAGTGGTAGTTCTGGTTCAAGCGGTACTTCAGGAACATCAGGTACATCTGGTGTAAGTGGAAGTGACGGAACTAGTGGTACAAGCGGAACAAGCGGAGTTAGTGGTAGCTCAGGCTCATCAGGAACTTCTGGTACTAGTGGAGTAAGTGGGTCATCAGGTAGTAGCGGTACATCTGGAACAAGTGGGACTAGTGGTAGTTCTGGTTCAAGCGGAAGTAGCGGTACTTCAGGTACATCCGGAACTTCTGGGACTAACGGAACTGCTGGTAGTGGAGGAAGCTCAGGTAGTAGTGGGACTAGTGGAACATCAGGTTCTTCTGGGACTAGTGGTACATCAGGAATAAATGGTGGTGATGGTAGTAGTGGCACATCAGGTACTTCAGGAACATCTGGTACTTCTGGAATTAACGGGGTAACAGGAAGTAGTGGTACTTCAGGAACATCGGGTACTTCTGGAATCAACGGAGTAGCAGGAAGTTCAGGAACATCTGGCACAAGTGGTACTTCAGGTACATCAGGTACTTCTGGAATAAATGGAGTAGCTGGAAGTAGTGGTACTTCCGGTACTAGTGGAACTTCTGGATTAGGTTCAAATGGTACATCAGGAACATCTGGTGTAAGTGGAGCTGGTTTCCCTTTTAGTGGCTCAGCTGAAATAACTGGTTCATTAATTGTGACAGGTAGTATTAGAAATGTAGTAATATCATCTTCTATATCATCTACAACATCTTCAATTGATTTAAGAAAGAGTAATTTCTTTACAGCAGGCGTAAGTACAGGTAATACACATTTTAATATAACAGCATCTTTAGGTGGACAAAGTTCACAAATATTAGTAACAACATTGGCTACAAGTTCTTCAATAGGATTTAGTTCAAATGTATATCAGAAATCAGGTTCACAATATGTACCTACTCCAACAATTGGTTCATTAGACCTTTTAGAATTATTTACCTTTGATACAAATAAAGTATTAATTACAAATACAACAAATTTTGCACAAACTGCACCTCCTCCTTCAGTTTCAATTTCAGTATTCTATTTAGTAGCAGCTGGAGGCGGAGGAGGCGGTGGAGCTGGTGGCGGAGGTGGTGGTGGATTCCGCTCAAACATTACCGGTTCAGGTGGTGGTGGAGCTGCAGAAGCTGCATGGACTCCTAATACAGGCGTAGCATATAATATTAAAGTAGGTGCTGCTGGAGCATCAGCTGGAACTGGAACATCAGCTCAAGGTGGTGATGGTGGAACTTCATACATTACAGGTAGTGGAATTTATATTGTATCTACTGGAGGGGGTGGTGGTGGAGGTTTCACTACAAATAAAGCAGGTAGAGCTGGAGGCTCCGGTGGTGGAGGAGGTTCAACAACTGATGCATCTGGTGCAACAGGAGGAGCTGGAACTGCAAATGAAGGATTTGCTGGTGGAAACCATGCAACAGTTGCACCAGCACCTTACTTTTCAGGAGGTGGTGGTGGAGCAGGTGCAGTAGGTGGAACTAAAGTTGGTTCGGTATCAGGAGCTGGTGGAGCTGGTATATTACATAACATTGATGGAAATAACTACTACTGGGCAGCTGGTGGTGGAGGAGGTGGCCAAAATGGTACTGTTACTGGTGGAGCCGGCGGTATTGGTGGTGGTGGCGGAGGCGGTGTTTCTGCTGGAACTGCTGCAGGTGCTGGTGGCGGTAGTGCTAAAAATACTGGTGGTAATGGTACTACGGCAGGTAATGGTGGTAATGGAGGAACTAACACAGGAGCTGGTGGTGGTGGTGAAGCTGTAACATTAGGAACAGCAGGTACAGGTGGTAGTGGTATATTAATTATATCAGTACCTTCGGGCACAACTGCAGCATTTAGTGGAGGAGTAACTCAAACAAATGCAGTTGTTGGTGGAAGAACTGTTTATACAATCACTGCAGCAGGAACAAGTGATACAATAACATTTAGTTAATAAATAAAAATAAATAATATATGGCACATTACGCAGTATTAGATGAAAATAACATAGTAGTAGATATGTTCGTTGGAAAAGACGAAGATGAAATAGTACTTGATGAAAACGGAAATCCTTATAATTGGGAAGTATATTATGGAGCTAAAAGAACTTCATATAATACTTTCCACGGAGTACACAAATTAGGCGGTACTCCATTCAGAATAAATTATGCTGGATTAGGATATACATACGATGAAAGCAAAGATGCTTTTATTCCTCCTCAGCCTTTCCCATCTTTTCTTTTTAATGAAGAAATATGTGATTGGAAAGCACCAATAGAAGTTCCAAATGAAGAAGGTAAATTCTTTGTATGGAATGAAGAAATAGTTAATTGGGTAGAGATTACAAATTCTTAATATGCAGACCTTAATCACTAAAATTAAGTTTACAATTGTTAAATAATAAAATAAACAAATAATATGAAATTAGAAACTCAAAATTCGTATATCACTAATCCTCAATTCGTAGGTGGTGTAGCCGTATCATTTATATCTGGCTCAGCATTTGCATCAGCATCAGCAAACAATCCTCAATTTGGATTTGTAGCTGGAGGATTGTATGTTGGAAATACTGGTACATTAGTGGCTAAGACATGGGATGGTTCAGTTTTAACATTAGTATCAGCATCAGGATTTTTACCTGGTATATTTACTGCTGTTAGTGCATCATCTACTGCAAACAATGTAGTGGCTTTAAGATAATAAATAAAATTAAGTAATGTTAAATTACAACCTTAATATAAACTCACCACTTCAACAAGAGAAGAAGAATGAGGATGTAAAACCTCCTATTAATTGGACTTTTCAATCATTCGCTAGTGCTTCTGATAGTACTGATTTAGGTGAATTAGGATTTGCTACAATGAGCATTAATGCACCTAATTCAAACTGTATTCAGGTATCTAATGATAATAGTGGAGATTTTACAACTGATGCTCAGTTTCCAGTAACTGCTAGTATGACTGGTAGTAATTGGCCTATAACAGGTTCAACTACAATGAGTTTACTTACATCAGGTATAACTTATGACCCAGCATCAGTAAATCAATATTACTTTGCAGCTATAAGTGCATCTGCATTGGATATTTTTAATAATCCAAGCTATACAGGTAGTAAAATAACAAATAGCTTTTCAGCATCTGAATTTTTTAGATTCTATACTGATGGAAGAATATTTCATACAAAAGGAAATATATACAACCCAATAATTAATTGGAGAACAAAAAATGTATCTCCTATTAATGATTTTACTCAAATAAATGGGTATTCAGCATCATTTAGTATAGTAAAAAATTTAAATGAATCTTTAGCAAGTATTCAAGAAGTAACTGGTAGTGCGCAATCTAGTTCATTTAATAACAACTATGCACTTAACATAACTGCATCATTTACATCAAATGTAAATAATGTGACAGGTTCAACAACGATGTCATTTGAAATACCAGAAGCTGGACTAGTTCAAACGGCTAGATTTTTTAATCCAAATACAACTGTAGCTTATGCTACTGGTTCTTTTGTAGCAATGAGTAATTCTCCTTATTCAATAACATCAAGTGTAATATTCAATAAAGGAAATTTATCTACTGCTTCAATTAATTGGAATCAAATAGCTAAATCAGATTCGCAAGATTTAGAAAATGATGGTAATTTTATAAATGGTAACTCATCATCTTTTAATATTGTTAAAGATAGAAATGTATCAGTTATTGCTTATCCTTACGCTAGTGCATCACACAATGGTACATTTAGTAATGATTATGCATTTAATATAACATCTTCTTTAACTGCTAGTATATCAGCAAATACAACAGGCTCGGTAACAATGAGCTTGATTATACCTGAAATAGGATTTTCAACTTCATCTAGGTTTTTTAACGAAACATCTGCTGGAGTTTATATATTTAGTTCTTCATTTGCAGCAACAACAAATTCATCTTCTTATAATATTACAGCAAGTATTATTAACAACAAAGGTAATATTTGGAATTCAAAACTTAATTTTTTAGCTACAGGTTCAAACTATGATAGCTATTCAATATATACTATACCTACACAATTCAATATTTTTAAAGATATTAATGTAAATCCAATTGTAGTTCAGCAAAATGTAAATTTATTAGCATATCCTTTAACTGCATCTAAATCAGGTATATTACAAACACAATACGCATTTAATTTTGAGACTGAAGTAACTGAAAGTGGAACATATCCAATATATCAAGTTCATACATACCCAACTACATCATTGGATATAACTCCTGCTGGAACATCTTCTTTAAGAAATGATTCTGGTAGTATATTTTCATATACCGAATTGCCTTATACAGCTTCATATAACATAACTGCTTCTGCATTTATCAATAAGATACCTGCATTTGATGTTTCTATCATCGTATTAGGTGGCGGAGGTGGAGCTGGTGGAGGCTCTACAAACCCTGGTGGTGGTAGAGATGTAGCTGGTGGCGGAGGTGGAGCTGGTGGGTTCTTACAATATGATTTTCCAATAGTTCCAAATGTATCTTATGATATTCTTTCAGTAGGAGCTGCTGGTACTGGTTCTAATGCTGGAACAAAGGTTGCACAAAACGGAACAAATACTTTAGTTAAAGTATGGTTAGGTCCATTTCCTGCAAATGGTACTGGTTCATTAGAAGCTGGAGGTGGAGAAGGAGCTCAAGAAAATCCTAACGGACCTAACTTCAATCAAAATGGTGGTGATAGCGGTGCAGCTAGTTTAACACATACACCAAATGGAGTATATACAATTATTGCACAAAAATCATCATTAGCAGGAGGAGCAGGAGCTACAAATGATAATGCTGGTGGTGGTGGTGGAATAACTGGAAGTGGACAAGCTGGAGATAGTGCACTAGCGGCAGGTGGTGGATTAAACTTAGGTGGTGGTGGTGGTGCTTGGCAAAGTTCTTATAATGGTTCTGGTTCAATAGCACCAACAATATTCTTTCATTCTGCTTCGTTTACTTGGACTGGTTCAGGTGGATTTGGTTCTCAAACTGGAAATGGAAATAACGCAACTGCTTTAGGTGGTGGAGGTGGTGGTGCATTTGCATCATCTTCTTTGATAGGTGGTAATGGGATGGGTGGAGCAGTTATAATTGCTTATTCAGGCTCAACTAAACTAACAGTACCTAACGGAACAATTACAACATTCTCAAATGGTGTGACTTGGCATTTAATTAAAAATACAGGTTCATTCTATTATACATACGAACCAAAACCAAACCCTGAAGAACAAAATTATATTTGGAGAACTGACACATTAGTAATTGCTGGTGGCGGCTCTGGTGGTACTGATGAAGGTGGAGGTGGTGGTGCCGGTGGTTATTCATATAACCCATACACTTACTATGAACTTGGTAGAACATACACAGTAACTGTAGGAGCTGGACAACCTGCTGTAAATCAAATTACAGCATCTCGTTCTGGAAGTAATTCTTTTATTACTGATACATCAAATGGACAAGTTTTAATATTTGCTAAAGGTGGTGGTGCTGGATTTGGAGTAGATGGTGGTTCGGGTGGTGGTGCATCAAACGCCGGTGGTGGAGGTGTTGCATTCCCTGGATTTATAAATTACAATTTTTATGTATCATCATCACAAACGCAAGGATTTGGTGGAGGTTCAGCTGACCCTAGTTTTGCAGAAGCTGGTGGAGGAGGAGGAGCTGCTAATAGTGGTAGTAATGGAAGCCAGAGTCCAACAGCACCAGGTATTGGTGGAATAGGTAAATATGATTTATCATTTACTCCAATAGGTGTTTGTGGTGGAGGAAACTCTTGGAGTGGACCAACTAATTCTGGAAATAATGTAACTATATTTGGAGGTGCCGGTGGAACAACAAACCCACCAAATTCTGGTTCAGCAGCGCCGGCTAATAGAGGCGGTGGTGGTGGAGGAGGTAGAAATCCTGGTCAATTTGGCGGTGCTGGTGGTAGTGGTAAAATACAAATTAGTTACGCTGGTACTTCTAGAGCAACAGGTGGACAAATAGAAACTGGATTAATATCTGGTTCTTACTATACATTACACACATTTACCGCAAGTGGGAACTTTATTCCAATAAGATAAAAAAATTACTATATTTTTATATATAATTGTTAAATAACTAAATACAAATAATATGAACGCAAAACAAGTACTAAATAAAATATTAACTGTTCTTTCATTAGAGAGAGAAGAAGTTTTATTAACATATGCTAAATTAGCAGATGGTACGATATTAGAATCTCCTACTTTTGATGTAGGTGAAATGGTAGAGGTAGTTTCAGAAGATGGAACTAAATCTCCAGCTCCAAACGGAGAACATGAATTAATGTTAAAAGATTCAGAAGGAAACGATGTTAGAATCAAAGTAATGACTACTGATGGTAAGATTACTGAAAGAGAAAACGTTGAATTAGAATCAGTAGCCGGTGGTGACATGGGTGATGATGAAGCAGTTGCAACTGATGAAACTGCAGAACCAATTGATGAAGATATGAAAAAGCATGATGAAATGAAGAAAGTAATGGAAGACATGGCTTATCGTATTGAAGAATTAGAAAAGAAAATGCAATCTATGGTTAAAGAAGACTTGATTGACGATTCAAAACCTGCAGAGAAAGTGAAAACTGAAGAATTACCTGGTGATAAGCCGGAGAATATGGCTGCAGTAGATGGTGGTGATGACGAGGAGGAAGAAGATGAAGAAGAATTACCAAAATTAGATGGTGCACCTATTGAAGAAAATGCACAAAAACCAAAAACAAACTTAGGAAAGAATAGTATTGCAAATCCGCAAAACTCTTTTCTTTCTAAACTTTATAAATAAAAACTCATTAAAAATGAAAAAACAACAAAATTTCGCACAGCCTAGTATTACAACTACTTACGCTGGAGAATTTGCAGGTAAATACATCGCAGCAGCTTTGTTATCAGCTAGAACGTTGGACAACAAGTACATTACAATCATGCCGAATGTAAAGTATAAGAGTGTTATCCAATCAATCGCAGTAGATAGTATTATAACTGATGCAGCCTGTAACTTCTTAACTTCTGGTACAGTAGCTCTTACTGAAAGAATACTTACACCAAAAGAACTTCAAGTAAACCTTGAATTATGTAAAGCAGAATTCGTAAACTCTTGGGAAGCACTTCAATTGGGCTATAGCGCATTTGATGAAATTCCAAAAGATTTCAACGATTTCTTAATCTCTTATGTAGGTGGAAAGGTTGCAGCAGCAACTGAAACTTCTATCTGGACAGGAGTAAACGCAACTAACGGACAATTTGGTGGTATCTATACCGCTTTATCTTCTTCAGTTGTAGCAGGTGGTGTAAACGCACCTATCACAGCATCTATATCTGGTTCTATTACTTCAGCTAACGTATTAGCTAATTTACAATCATTGTATGATGCAATCCCTCAAACTGTTTATGGTAAAGATGATTTAACTATCTACATACCAACAAACGTAGCAAAAGCTTACCAACAAGCATTATCTGGTGGAAGTGCTGGAGCAAACGGATACAACAATCAAATGAACGTAGGAGAGAAACCAATGAACTTCCAAGGAATTGAATTGGCATTATGTCCTGGTCTAGCTTCATCAGCAATGGTGGCCGGGCAACGCAGCAACTTATACTTCGGTACTGGTCTTTTATCAGACTACAATGAAGTAAGAGTATTGGATATGGCACAATTAGACGGTTCACAAAATTATCGTATTATAATGAGATATACAGCTGGTACAACTTATGGTATCGGTTCTGACATCGCTATATACAAAAACTATTAATTGAGTAAGTAATAGGGAGATTAAAGTAAAAACTATATCTCCCTTTACTCAAAAATAAATTAACAAAATTAAAAATTAAACAACATGGCTTGTAATTTAACATTGGGAAGAACAGAACCTTGTAAAGAGAGTGTAGGCGGCTTAACTGGCGTGTACTTCTTAAACTATACTTCTGCTTCTTTCTCAACAAATGCAAATGGTGAAATATCCGCCTATCCTTCAGGAAGTACAGTGTACTACTATGATTTGAAAGGTAATTCAAGCTATACTGAAACTGTTAATTCATCTCGTGACAATGGTACAACTTTCTTCTCTCAAGAATTAACTCTTAACTTGAAGAAACTTACTAACGAAATGACTACTCAATTAAAGTTGATGGCTTATGGTAGACCGATTATCGCGGTTAATACTATGGCAGGTGACACTTTATTAATAGGTAGAACACAGGGTGCAGATGTAACTGCAGGTACAATTCAAACAGGCGCCGCTTTAGGTGACTTGTACGGATACTCAGTAACCTTTACAGGTTTAGAGCAATTACCAGCAACATTCATTTCAGGTTCAACATTTGGAAATCCTTTCGCAGCATTGACTGGAAACGGAAGACCAATTAT